GAAGAGGAAAATACGCAGTTTCTTTACTTGTTGCAACTGCAATACCACAAATAAAACCATCGTTTCTTATGGCACCTAAACCTTTTGTTTTAAGATTTGGATCGTAAGTTTCTATATCAACTGCTACTGTATCTATACCTGTTAAATCTAAATCTTCTGGCGTATTACACATTGTAATCCCTTTCTAATATCATTTCTAAATAATGTATTGCTTTCTTAATGTCCTCTTCCTTCCCTTTGAACGAGTGCCTGCATATATACTTTATAGCGTTCCCTTCTGCAAAAAGCAATTTGTTTTCATTTATAAACTCTGCTGGTTGAATTTTCATTTGTTTATAATGTTTTCCTCCAACTTGTTTGTCTAATGATTCATAACCCATTCCTTTAAATATATCTTTGTGTGTCATTATCTTACTCCTAGTGTGTATTTATCTTGTGATGCTATAGTCCAACAATCGTACCTACCTCGACTGTAAGCTACATACTTTAATCGTAACTGACTAAAATAATCCTCTGGTCGAAATCTTGATTCATCAACAATTACATTGTCAAATGTTAAACCTTTTACTGTGTGTATGTTTGCATACTTAACTCTGATGTCACCCTCCGGGTCACAACCTTGTCTTATTATTTTTTTTATATAAATTAATCTTTCGGCATCCACTTTTGTTCTAACCAAATCAAAATCAGTTTCTTGTAAAGCCTCTGATTTTATATAATTTTTAGCTATTAGATCATGTATAGTGTAGTCTTTTTTAATCCAATCCTCAAAAGTCTCTTTACTCTTACGATGCACTATAACTTTTTTACCTACGTATTGCCAAAAATCTATTATCTGTTGTAAAGGAACTGATTTACCTCTTACAAACTCTGGCCAAACTAAATGACATTTTAATTCTTTTTTTGGTACGTGGGCCGAGTTCCCTACATGAGCAAACTCTATTCCATGTCTTTTAAAAAACTTTTTAATCCAAGCATCGCATGGTTTCTGTCTATACGTAAACAAAAACGTTTGTTTTGTATTTTTTATTTTGTTTAGTAATTCTTTTAATGCTGTTGATTCACCATGTAAATTTGACAGATGATAATGTTTACCTATGTGTTCTGTTGGTTTCCATATCCTGTGTGTTCCATAATAATCCCAAATAGGTTTAATTGTTCTCTTGCATATATCATTTATAGTTTTACTACATCTGTATCCCTGTTTTAATTCTTCTGCACCTTGTGATAATCTATAAAATTCATCAGCATCAGCACCAGCCCATTCAAATATTGTTTGATCAGGATCACCCACAAACCAATACTCACTGGCATTTCTAGATATTTTATCTAATGCTATCTTTTGTGTTTTGTTACTATCCTGTGCCTCATCTACAATTAACGCGTCTATCTCTGGGTCAACAGCTTTGTCTATAAAACGTTTGATCATATCATGAAAATCTAATTTACCATTATCCTTGTTATATTTTTCTACAATCGGCAACATTGTTTCTATGTCAACTATGGAATAACCATAAAATTTTTTATTAGATTTTTTCCAATGTTCTTTAAGAGATCTATTAAAACCGTAAGCTTCTTTTACAAATTTAAAATAACCATGTTCTCTGTTTTCAAATTCATTTGATTTAACTTTATGTCTTTGAAATATAGAATCTATTCTACATAGATTTTTATAATCTTCATAATCAAGAACTTCTTCTCCCATTGTTGATTTCTTTTTACAATAGTGATGTATGGTGCAAATGTTATCCTCTAAAGATTTTTTAGTAATACCTTGCATTTGTGGTAATTCTAATATTTCATCTTTAATTTCATCGGCTGCAACGTTTGTATGAGATAAAATTATTATTTTTTTGTAATTATATTTTTGTAACAACTCCGTGTATTTACTTGTTATAAACGTAGATGTTTTACCTGTACCTGGAGGACCAACCATAAATTTAAGTTTATTGCTCATTTACTATTTCCTTAAATTCACCTTCTACAATTAAATCTTCTACCTCTACAGTTTGATTTACCATACGCCAAGACACACATGATTTGTTTTCAAACTTACCATGATTTTTTTTTGCTTTTAATATATTTTGACATTTAATAACAAGATCTACCCTAGGTAGATTTATTTTTTGTCTATGTAAGTAATCTTCAAATTTATCTAAATTAAATTCTAATATGTTTTTACTCATGTTAAAATATGGTAGACCAAAATTTACAAGTTCTTTTTTATTTGTGTATGCTTTTTCTTCTGAGATATAATTTTTAAAATGTTTTACAAATCTTAAATCTTCTTCTGCATCTTCAACATAATCTTTTGATTTCTCTCTAGCTTCATATTTTCTACGCATTATTTCTTCAAATTCTTTTACTGGCATTTCTGGAATCCAAACAGATGCTTTACTAATCACTGCATCATAAAATAATTTTTTGTTTCTAAGTGTTGGTCCATCAACCGTAATTGTTTTTTCAACTTCTTTCCCCTGTACTACAGCGTTTATTTTTACAAAATACCTATCACTTCCATACTCTATGATTTGTCCAATAGATTGTTTTGCTTCTTCGCTTGTTGCTTCTTGTACGCCAATCCAACTAAATATTGTTGCTATTGTTTTTGTAGAGCAACCTATAATTTCTGCAAGTTTTGGCATACCAAATTTTCTGGTTGCTTTTTTGTGTGATGTGCCTTTATTTTTTCTTTTAAAACTTTCTTCGTCTTTAGCTGCAACAGCAATCTTATAAATGTAATCGTCTATATCTTCTACATTCCATTCTGTATGTTTAAGTAACACTCCTGCAATAGCTGTGCAATAATCATCCCTTTGTCCTGTTCCTGCATATGTAATACACAAACCTGCAGAAAGAGCTATTTTACCAAGATCAACTTTAATATTACCTGGATATTCATCTATACCTTCATACTTAACCCATTCAACAACTTCATTTGTTGTATGATATTTTGTTTCTGGAACTAATGTATATTTATTTGCGCCGTGTCTTATCTCGCACAGTGTTGCGCCATGACCATAATCTTTATAATAATTTTCTAATTCTTTTGGTAATGCAAATTTTTTATAATCTGATGTACCAGACCAAAGATAATGACTTGACGGATTATTTCTTCTACCAAATACTGCACCACATGATTTTATGTGATCGTTTACAAATCTTTTTACAACAGGATTATCTATATCAAAATCTATGTATTGATCTAATCTGAGTCCTATTTGTTTTGTTGTGTGTTCTATTCTCCATTCTTCTTTCGTAATCTTAAAATCCGGGTCGGACCATTTCTCGACCACAGCCTGCTTTGTATCGCAGGGTATGATCACCCGTCCCAGATCTATCCAATCCTCATACGTAACCGGAGCTTTATTTATCTTTTCATTCATAAATTAAAAATGGGCGTTTCCACTCTCGCTTAGACGCCCATTACCTAGGATACTATAAATTCAAAGATTTTTTAGTTTGTTCTTGGACTTCAGGTTTAGCTTCTACTTCACCTTTACCCACACTTTGTGCAAAAGATTTTGCCATCTCGTAGACATTTTTATCTTCGACTGGTTTCATCTTCTCTACTTCCCAACCAAACCATGTTCCTTTGTCATTAGACATCTGAACGGTTGATAGAGTATAAATGTGGCTGTAAGTTGGCGGAGTAAACATACCATTTTTACCTTGTAGTTTTATTCCCATCATTAATGAATTCCATTTTCTACTAACTTTTAATTGAGTAGACTTCATAGAAATCAAAGCTGTTGATGGAGTTTCTCCAAGTGTCAATACAAAATGACTAGCTGTATTATCTAAATAGTTACCATTTGGTAATCTATCTTTATAATCTTTACCTCTAGTCGTTTGGCTAACGATATCACTATCTGCGTTATGTATCGCAACTGGTGCACCAGAACTTGTGCCTCTGTCTTGCCATTCGATGTATTGTCTTTTGTAGTGACAAGGTACAACATTAATCTTATCAAACAATTCGTTTGTAACTGTGTTGATTATCTTGCCAGGTTCTGCACCTTCGACATACTTACCATCTCTTTTGTTTACCTCTGGAGATAGTTGGCCCAAAATTTTTAAGAATGGTAACGCAAGATCTTCTTGCGATATATTTTGAGCGCCTTGTGCTGCATCAGCTTCCATATCAAATGTTGCCAATGCTCCTTCTTTTTTTTCTGCTACTTGGTTCATGTTTATTTATTCCTTTTTATTGTTGTCTTATTTCCAACAAACACGTTGAAAATTTCCGTTGGCATTGTTTTACCTGCCTCTAAACGCTCACGGACTAGCGCTTTAAGAGTCATGGGCTCAACCTTCAACTTTTGTGTCGGTTGAAACCCACGTTCCTCTGCAAGAGCAGCATAATCAGCTGCCTTGTTATCCTCGTTACGACCAAATGATACGGATATCTCATTTTTGATTATATCACCTAAGCCATTTTCACGAAGCCAGTTAAATGCTTTCTCTCTGTTTGCTACAGAAATATTTGCACTGTAATTCGGTTTAACATCAACCGTAGAACCATCTGTTAATTTAAGATGTGATAATCCCATTTCAGTCATCATGGTTGGAATTACCTCTCCAGATAATCGGTCGTGTTCTTTTTTTAAATCTTTAAGATTACTTTCACTTTTTTCTATTCTAGAAATTAATCCCTCTAACAATTGTATTTGATCTGCTAGAGATTGTATACTTGCGGTTTTATCTACAAGGTCTTGTTGGTCTTCTTCAAAGTTAATACTACTCATCTATCTTTCCTCTTTCATATAAATCAATCTCAATAGAATAATATTTTCTTTCTTGTTTATCCCATTTTAGAAGATTGTATTTTCCGTTGGTTATATCAGAAACTATAGAACATGCGACTCCTATTATTGCAGGATCACCTGTTAATAATAAATAATCTTTTTTTCTATATTTTGCTAATGCTTTTCTAAGTTTAAAAATAAGTGGACCTGGTGAAAAAATTATTTGCGAAAGTTCTGGTAATAAAAATTTAAACTTTCCATAATTTGCTGCACCCATAATATTAATTTTAGGACGACCTTCTGCAGTTCCTGCAATTTCTTGAATTACATAAACAGCTGGTGCGTCTTCATTTTTAATATCTTCATATCTAATTATTTTTTCTTTCATGCTTGACAATATAGGTTCGAGTTGTTATCTTGTCAAGTAGAAAGAAGAAAAATTATGAATTATAAATTTAAAACAAAACCATATGCACATCAAATGACTGCATTAGAAAAGTCATGGAACAGAGAAACTTAT